CTCGTTGATGATCTCAGCGTTCATGAATCTGTAGTCATTCTTGAAGTCACCCTTTTCATTCTCGAAATGGATTCCTGTTGGAATGGTCGCACCGTTTCTCTCACCGGACAACACAGTTATGTTTGCTTTCTCCTTGTACTCCGGACACTTCAAGTGTATGTCTAGTTTGCCCATCTGTGGCATACCAAACGTACCCGTCATCTCCGTCTGTGGTTTGTGGAAAGACCCTTGTAGGATAACGGATCTGTCTTCGGCCATGGAGTCGATTGAAGTTTCCTTATCGTCCCCAGTGATCTTGACAAGATCCAAGAATCCCAGTCCATGCGTATGTTTAACGATGTCTTTCAAGATATCTATCATAATGTTTGTAGTGTATACTATATTTAGATCTTAGTCTAGTGTTAAATTAGAAATTCCATAAACCACAGGATTTTGTTTACCAGGTTTACGGAAAACTACATAATTGGCACCAGGCCTGAACTGGTTCATCTCCACAATTTCAAATTTCTGGTCTAGTATTATTTTCGACATAATGTTTTTTGTATTGTAGTTCCAGTAACCTTTTTGGGCCAATTTAAGATCCTCGTCGTAATGGCAGTCAGCGTACTGTATCAAGCCATAACCGCCTGGTATAAGCACTCTGTGAATGTCTGTGAAATACCTGTGAATAAATTCTTGGCTAAAGAAAACAAATGTGTCCCAACTGAAAACAAAATTACAACTGCCTGTTGGAACATTCGGACACCCTGCTTTGTCGGTCATATAAAATTTTAAATATTTTTGATGTGCTGAAGGAAACTGATTCCTTATGTTTTTCGCTTCAACTTCTCCAACAACATCTACAAAATAGTTTTTCCTCCACGCTCTAAAATCTTTTGAAAACATTCCATTTCCTGGCCCTATTTCAAGACTGTGATACTGATTTGTCCGGCCAAACTGAAGTATCTTTGTCTGTATTGCTCTACGTAGCCATTCTTCGACCACAGGTCTTGCCTTTTTTTGATCCAGATCCATACGGAACCAATCCTGCGTTTTTTCTAATCTATTGATCTGTTCATTGTTATTCGCATCAACGGCCGTTTCGATTTCTTTTAAAATTTTAAGATTATCGTCTATTAGTGTTTGGAAATCTTGGCCCTTGAGTTTTTCAAGTTTCTCTATCAGTAATTTTATTTCTTCTATACTCAACATTTCTAAAATTCAAATAGTTTGTTAAATGTGTTTGTGGTCTCTGTGCTTTGGACGTCCCAATCCAGCACACCTATGAGGTTGTCAATCTTCTGATCCAGTATGGTCGCTTCCATGGCATCGCCATCAAACGGCAGTTCCTTGAACCATTCGGGAATACGCAGTTCGTCTACGGGATATGCGATACTCGTGTAACCTAGTGGATTCTGTTTCAGTTTACACACGATGACTTTGGCGCCATCCGTGATTGGCATACTGTATTTGTCACCGTACATCTCCCTACACCTGTTCCAGTTCATACTTGCCCTAACGTGTCCTGGCATGTTGGTTTTGCCTTTCTTTTCCTCTTCCGCTGTGTACTTGGTCATGTTGTTTGCTCTCTTGGGAGATCCTTTTTCCCAACCCGGTCTTGCCTTGAATTCCGCCCGGAAGTCGCTTATTTTTTCAAGCACCTCTGTTTCTGTCTTACCTGTAAGTACCATATACAACAAGTCACTCAGGAAGTCCTGTACATAAACTGGAGTGTCTGAACGTTTGAGATCGAGACCCATTGCTTTCATTTTTCCCTCTTTGCCTTCTGTGTCTGTACGTTTGCCTTCTTTATCGTAGTACAAGACAGCATATCTTTTTTTCGTGATAAACAATCCCTTAGACGCAACAAGTTCCCTACCTGCCGCTATGACCTCACCACGTGTGCTTGGACAATGGAAGCCCTTGGTCATGAATGCTTTGAACGATCCATTGACCTCGTCCGCTATCCTGTCATACAGTGCTACAACGGAATCTTTAGTCCATGGAATCACACCTTCATTGATCTCTTTCTGTAGTGTTTTGTATGCCGAGAAGTAAACAGAATCAGTGTCTCCATACACAACACTTTCACCTTTGTGATCATATTTGCCCGCCACGATCTCATTGACCTTGCTGGCCATGTGTTTAGTGATACATCTACCTGTAAGTGTTACTGATTGCCCTATCCTGATGTCAAAGAATCTACAACCTGGATTCAGTATCGCACCATAAAGACTGTTTAGATTAATTTTCTTTACAAGTTGTCTCTTGTCCCAGTATTCCCTCTCGATTTCATTGTCTCCGCACTCACGCATTTTCTTCTGCATGTCCTGTCTTTCCGCGTACCAACGTTTCAATAATCCTGGAATGATTGCTTCGTACTCGTATGTGAATATTGTGCCGTTGGCACTCAACATCCATTTGTTGTTTCCGTCAAATATGATCTCGTACAGTTGTGCCGCACTCATACGTACACTGGTCTTGTCCTCCCAATCTACGATTATCTCTGTGCCCTTCTCTTGATTCATTACTGCCTGGTACTCCCAACTGCCAAACTGGCTGTCCCATGCCGCCGCGAATGATTTCTTGGCGTGTTTGGCCCTGTTGATCTCTGCTGATGTTATCACTGGCCTTATCTGTCCCACTATGGTCTCAGGTCCCATGTTCAAGGCTCTGATCACACTAGGATACAGAGAGTTTATGTCAACAGATCCGATCCAGTCATGTATTCCTTTTTGAGGCGTCGCCACATGGGCTCCTGCCGCCGGTTGGTTCTCCTCACCTTCTTTTTTGTACTTCCTGCCTGGAACCTGCATACCACGTCTGTGTGTTTCATTTACTATGGCCTGTTCAGTAACCGCGACAGCACCCATTGTGGTCTGTAGTAGTACAGTGTTTTGGTGAGCAATTTCGTTGGCAAGTTCTATGAACTTCAACTTCTTCTCGAGTTTGGCCAATAGTGCTGTATCCTGTCTGTTGTATTCTATGAACAGTCCAAAATCATTCTTGTATAAATTGTCCAGTGATCCCTCATACACAGTCTTCCTCTCACCTAGTTCATGTTCGCCTATTGCATCAAGCCTGAAACTGTGTCTCTCCTCATATGTGTATTTCCTGTATAGTTCCAACAAGTCCAAGTGTACACGACCCACAAGATCAAAACTCAACTGCTCCCGGCCGTATTTCTCAAATACTCTTTTTTTAGGTTTTTCTCCCCAGAAACACAGTCTTCTTGTGTCATCAGAACTTAATACCTTCTGTATTCTTCCTACAGTGTATGGGATATCATACCCTTCACTGTTCCACCCTGACAATATGTCTGCGTCTTGCACTAATTCTAAAAATGCATCTAGCATGTCTTTTTCTTTCTCGAACAACATTGTGTTGTCAAATCTTTTAGTAAGTTCTTGTGCGTCCTGCATACTGATTGTCTTAGGTGGCACAGCGAAGGTGACCAGTTGATCCGTCCAGCTCATGTAACAACTTATGGCAGTTATGGGCATGAACGGATCATCTGTTGTTGAGTAACCTCGATCTGGATCGAAGTCCACTTCAATATCAAAAAACATAACATTTAGTTTGGGTGTCTCCTTGCCCAAGTAGTTCTCTTCCAAACATCTGAACACGGGATTTATATCATTCTCGTACAGTTGCTTGTTGGATCTTATTCGCTGTTCTTTTATGAATTCTTTGTTTGTTGCACACTGCACCCTCTGTAATGGAGCACCGGTCATTGATCTGTGTTTGCCCCTTGCGTCCTCGTAGTAGAACACATACCTAGCGTCATACTCTACGAACACCCGACCCTTTTTGGGATCACGTTCCACAACGTATATCTTGTCCTCGTCTTTTTTGAATAATGCGTCTATGTAACTCATCCTACCACCAATAACTTGCTACGCCGTAACCGTAGACATTTATGATTGCAAAGTAGCCAGTGATCATCATCACGAACGCCGCTTCTCTCCTGTATGAAGCATAACATTGTGTGAGTGCTCCTACCAAGAATCCCGGGTATACGATAGTCATGTCCGGATTAGAGGCTGTGATCGCTAGTGTAAGGCTGGCTCCAACTGTGAAAACGAAACTGACCAGTTCAAAATAGAACGCTGTCCTGTCGCTCTCAAAACTACGAAGCCAGAATGATCTGACTTTGTCCAACATTAAAGTTTGCCGGCTGTGTTAAGTATGCTCTCCAGTGTGTCCATCTCGTCTGCGATGTTCTGGTAGTTGCCTTTGTGTGCAACTGATATTGCTTTGTTGATCAGTGCTGGTTTCAATTCTAGTTCTTCTGATATTGCTTTTACTGTGTCTTTTAATCCACCCTTCAAATCTTCTACTTCACCTAGTACCTGTGAGCCTTGGGAAATGATCTGGATCAATTTCTGCTTTTCAGCGTCGTTAAAGTTTCTTACTGCCATTTGTTTCTCCTGTTGTTATCCAACAAGTATATAACAGAATTGTAAGGAATGCAAATTATTTTTTCTTGGTAGCAACGTTCTTGGCTTTACCACGTCTATTCTTGCTTGGATCTTGTCTACGTTTTCTTGATGCCGCGGACTTCCTGCCTTTCTTGCCAAGTGCATGTGCTTTCGATCTTGGTAAGCACTTGGGTTTT